AACAAAGGCGATATGCGGGACATTCTTCATGTCTTCAGGCAGTTCGCCGCAGCAGGTGGCACGATTATTCTTCTGGGCCACTGTAACAAGCATCGATCGTTAGACGGTCGCTTGATCTACGAAGGCGTAGGCGACTTAAAAGCTGACGTAGACAATATGTTCGGCCTTGACCCCCTCAACGACAAGTTCGCTGACCATCAAGAGCTTTTAGTCATCAACGAGAAGGATCGTAGCCAGATTTCATTCTCTGGCGGGTTCCGATATAGGCAGACAAAAGAAACCGTTGGCTACGAGGAATCTGTGGATTCCGTTGAGTTTCTTGATGAAGATGACATAAGCGAGCTGAAGAAGAAGCAGATGGCACAGATCAATGTCGGCAAGGCTTTCGCCAAATATGAAGACGAAGTGCTGTTTCTTGAGTCCGTGATGAAGGGCGGTGCTGAATACAGCCTGACAGAGTTGTTCAGGATGCTGAATGACGAACACTTAAACCCCAACGAATGCTCAAAGAAGTCGCTGCGTAACTGCATGGATTTGCTCAGAGGCAATATGCTCAAACTCAGACGCAACCCAGGCAATAATGCCAAAAATTACCGCTGGATAGGTGAAAAGTGGTGATAAAAAAATGTGAGCAAAATCAAGAATTTGCCCCAAATGCCCGTTTTGCCCGTGTTTTAGGGGGCGGCCCCCAAAAAGTGGGGCAAAAGGGGCAAAAGGGGCATATTGTTGTTTTCATTGACATTTTTATTCGGGCTGAAAATCCATGAAAGTGTTGGATTTGTTCAGTGGGATCGGCGGCTTTGCCCTTGGTTTAGAGGCTGCCGGATTTGAAACCGCAGCCTTTTGCGAGATTGACCCTTACGCACAGAAGGTATTGAAAAAGAACTGGCCAGGAGTACCGATCTATGGCGATGTCAGACGAATCACAGCAGACAGACTTGTTTCAGACGGAGTTGGAGTTGATGTCATCACAGGAGGATTCCCCTGTCAGGACATCTCCGTTGCAGGAAATCAAAAAGGAATTGATGCGGAACGCAGTGGATTGTGGTCAGAATGCTCCCGTTTGCTTGGGGACATTCGACCCCGATATGCCATCTTTGAAAACGTCACAAACCTGCTTTCTGGAGACGGGGGAGATTGGTTTAAGCGAGTTTTATGGGGCATTTCCACGGTCGGGTACGATGCGGAGTGGCACTGTATACCAGCTTCCGCAGTTGGCGCCTACCACCACAGAGATAGGGTCTGGATTGTGGCGTACCCCAGCGAGTGCGAACGGCAGTCAGGGGCCGAAAAGCAAAGAGTTTTACGAACATTGCAGAAAAACGGGGCAATCGACGATAACTCTGGTGGACGAGGCGAGGCATCATTCGCAAGGCAGTGGGCAGCTGAACCCAACGTGGGTCGAGTGGCTAATGGGGTTCCCGCTAGGTCACACAGACTTAGATGCTTAGGCAACGCGGTCGTACCGCAGATACCAGAACTGATTGGTAGGCAGATCATGGAGGCCGAGCGTGGAGGGGCATAGATGGATTGTAGACAGCCAGGAAAAGTTGGAGTTCTTTATAGACTTTGTAAAAGGTCAGTTTAGCCAAGGCAGCTATCATCTGTACTCAATCAAGCCAGCAGGCAGGACTGAGCGACAGAACAATGCCATGCACCTATGGTTCAGACAGATGGCTGAGCAGTTGAATGACGCTGGTTATTCCAACGCTCATCCCTTCAACGATCAGGTTGAAGTCCCGTTTACTGAGGGGCTGGTCAAGGAAATGCTCTACAAGCCCATCATTAAGGCCATGTACCAAAAAACGTCTACCACCAAGCTAACCGGTAGGGAGCTAAGCGAAGCCGCTGAGGTGCTTGTACGGTGGCTCTCAGAGAAGAAGGGGATATACGTCCCGTTTCCACAATCAATAAAGGATGAGTTATGAAAAATGACGCACAACTGGCCGTAGAAGCCGCAGAATCTATGGCAAAGCGACTAGAGGAAGACGTAGCAATAATGATGGATCTGAGTACCAAGCCGCTCAAGGACATAGATGAGAAGCCTTTGGAAATAATCCGTTATGCGGGGCCAAAAGAATGCGATTAAAGCGGACAGCAGCAGACCACTGGTTTAGCCGGTGCGTCAGGATGCGAAATGACTTCACCTGCCAGGGGTGTGGCAAGAAACATGAAGAAAACAGCATGGCTTTGCACTGCAGCCATTACTTTGGCCGGGCCAAGAAGGGCGTTAGATACGATGCCATGAACGCCTTTGCCCACTGTTACGGCTGTCATCAGAAGTTCGGCAGCAACCCTGATTACTTCTACCGTCATTACATTGAGACTTATGGCGAAGGGGCCTTGGAGATACTGAGGGAGAAGGTAGAGGACATCATGTTAGGTAAACGGATGAACAAAGAAGCCAAGCAAATCGCCAAGCATTACAAGGCAGAAGCCGCCCGTATGGAGAATGACAGGGCGGCGGGTGTAGCAGGGTGGTTAGAGTTCGTTAGTTGGGATTAGGCTCCTCGCCAGATTGTATTTCTGCCCTTGCAGAATCAATCAAATCCACTAATAGCAACCTGTCAGCCTGTAGTTGCTGGGCAACCTCGCTTCCCTTCTTGGCTGTTTTTATGGCATTGTCTGTTGTTGATAGAAGCCCAGCGAGAGCCTTCAAACGATTTTTGGGCTTTGCTGCCAAGAATGCACCGTAAAGCGTAGCGCCACTTAAAGCCGCAACCTGACCCCCAGTAGCACTTAATATCGCAACGCCAGAAAGCACGGTTGCGTTAAGAGCCAAGGGGCTAGTGGGTATATTTGCAACATTTTGAAGGTTTTTGAAAAGTCTTGAGACTATGTTTCCACCCTCAGCGTTTCTTTTGGGAAGCATTGTTTCTAGGGCTGTTATTGCGTGAAACTGGTCAGTCAATGCCTCTTTCAAATCATCGCCTTCTGTATTATTCATTAAGGTTTCGTTTAAAACCCTTCTTGCCCTCAATGCTGCCGCGCCTCTAGCGTCATTTGCGTTGTCATATTTTTTAGCCAATGCATCATCAAGCTCGCGCCTAGCTGTTATAACCCCATTTAAATCAGTGCCGTGCTTTTGCACCAACTCAAAAGCAATATCCCTTACTTCGTCTGCAATTTTTTGTTCATCACCCGTTGAAAGCCTGTATTTAGGGTCAGATTTCAAATCTGCCATGCTTTCTGACATTCGCTGAAACAACAGATCTTGGTCAATTTCAACATTCTGACTAGCAATCATGTTGTCCGTTCTTTTTTTTCTTGAATCAATAAAATCCTGAACTACGACAAAATTGTGAGTATATGACCTATTGGGATTAAAGCCTTCAACCTTATCCGTGAGGGTGTCAATTACGCTTTGGTCAAATTTATCAGGCTGCCAGGTTCTTGTTCTTAACGGGCCGGTTTCTGGCATTCGGGTGCGGGTTGTTATGTCTCGGTTTTCTGGCTCTAACATCCGCGCAATACCAGTTTGTCTAACCTCCCTGGAGGCTAATCGCGCAGACTCTCTTGCTGATGCGGCTTTGCCGCTTACAAAGCTGGATGATGGATCTGCCTTCACTATGTCGGGACGCGGCCCAAATAATGCTGATAAATCTACTGCAGTTGAAAACTGCTCCGCTTCTTCTGGAAACCGCTTGGCAAAGTCGTTGTAATAGGCAACTCCCTTACTTGCCGCATCTGCCGCCAACTGAAACGCCTCTGTTTCTTTAATGTTGTTATAAAGGTCTACTGAGCCTTCTTTTATGTTGTTAGGAATCACTGATCCTATAAACGACGATAGCGTTGCCCCGCCAGCCCTTGCCGCTTGGCTTACCGCAACCCCAGCAACCTTGCCAGGGTCTGTCAAATCAAGCTCTTCACCAATAATCTGCGCTGATCGACGCCTAACTTCTGGCCCAAATTGAGTCATTTCTGCCGAAAACGTCTGCCCTGCTGGGCTTTCAGATATTGCTTGCCCAACGTCTTGTACAGCGCCTACAACATCAGGTGTGCCACGGCGCATCATTGCACCCGCTCGCCCTGTAATCGGCATCTGTGCAGCGGGTGTTGACGCACCCATCGCAGCATCATGCAACTCAAACAGCCTAGCTAAATCATTAGTCATAGCCTGCTTTTTTGCAGGATCTTTTTCCGCTTGGATCTTTGCGTCCAAATCAATGATCGCGCTTTTAATTTCCGCTGCAGATGACATATCGGGTACCTTTATAAGAGGCCGTTTCTACGTTTGATTTCCTCTAACTCGTCTTGAGTAGGGGTGTCTGTATCGGCAGCAGTAGGTGCGGCAGACCCAAGAGGCTGATTTAAAACTGGGCTGGGATAAAATAACAAGGCAGCTTCTTCTTTTGTTTTTTTCAGCTCATCCCGAATTTTTCCTCGTCTTTCGTAATACTCTCGAATTACTCCTTCTGCGCGAGACTTGGAAATTTGTAAAATTCTCTTCAATCCTTCGGCGTCAACCGTTATATCACCACCCTCAACACGCTGTGAAAATTCCCTGTCAGCGTCAGAAAGCCCCGTACCTGCGCCAAGAGCTTGAATAAATGCAGCAACCCTTACGCCCGCATCAGCCATGTACGTTTCGGTATCGGCTATGCTGTCGACCGGGGCCATATCCAATCCTAAAAGTTTCCCGAATCTGAAAAAGTTCAATTTCATTTCCGCACCTGAACCTGTAAACATATTGTCAATTAGGGGCAAAGATCTATTTATTGAGTTAATGGATTGTGCGAGTTCCCCAACTTTTTCTGTCTGTTTAGCAAAAATCTCCACACCTTCTTCTACAAGTTCTCTGCCAAGAACTCTATTAATTTGCTCAACACGCTCTACTTGTTTCGGCGGTCTTTGCAGCCCTAACTCTTCAGCAGTTTTCCAAGTCTGGGCTTCATCATCCCAAACAAGACCTTTGTTTACTCGCTTCTGAACAACTTTACTTGTTCCATCCGCTGCGACCACCAAAAATGGCTTTAACTCGCCGCCTTGCCCAGATACAAATTCGTTAAAATTTTTGTCTGGCCCTTTATCTAATTCTAAGTCGTTAAATGTTTGCTCTGAAATTCCAACGCTTTTCGCTATAAACCTTCTTTGCGCTGGAGTTTGTGTTGGGGTGTTATCAAGCACCCTCTTCCTAAGCTCTTTACCAACCTCTGCCAACTCATCGGAGTCAGAAATTGACCCCACTGACTTTGCAATATCCGGGAAGCCAAGCCTAGTGGCGTTAGAGATTAACGCGGCTTTTCGCTGCTCAAACTGCTGAGCTTCTGCTTCCTTAATTGCTAAATCTCTGCCCTGCGCTGCAACCGCCAATGCAGATTGTTGGTCTATACCCATCAAGCCTTTTGCCGCCGTTGCATAATCAGCAGACGTAGCCATCGGGTCAGTAAGGGGGCTAAGCAGGTCAGTCAGCATACCTCGCTGCCGCCTTCTGGCAGACAATGAGCCAATATCCTGGCCTAGCTGTTCGATGTTGCCAAAGTTAGGGTTGGCAAGCCGTGCTGCTGAAGTAAGTCGTAAAGCCATTAGTCATCCCCTCCAAATCCAAGTAAATCTGCTATCGCACTTCCAATCTCGGGGCCATATTCCTCAAAAGCCTTGCCCACAACATCGCCAATACCACCTTGGCCGCCTCCAGCGCCACCCATAGCGCCTGAAAGCAGGCTAGTACCAAGTCTACCCATCAGTTCTGCCTGACCGATACCTGACCCTAGGAGGGCATCTAGGCCCGCTATAGAGGCTTCACCAAATAAGCCAGTGCCATATAGCTGACCACGTTGCGCCAACTGAGAAGCTAGCAGGCCACGCTGTAGGGCATTCTGAGCCTGAGCCTCTGGCAGATACGCCGCACCCAATAGCTGAGTGCCAAGTCTCGCATCTTGCGCTTGCTCTGCTTGGGCTTGTTGAATAGCCGCCAGTGAAGCCCTGTTTCTAGCTTCTTCTTGGGCCTGAGCCAAGGCTAACTGCTCTGACGTACCGCCAAACATAGAAGTTCTTACACCTAATCTGCCTTGGTTAAACAACCTTTCTTCCAAGGCAAGACGATTTCGTTCTTCTTCAGCTTCTTGCGTAGCCCGAATTCGGTCAAATATCTCTTGCTCACGGGCAGAACGATCCTGAACAACATTACCAAGTAATGTCTGGGCATCAGTAAAAGCCCCTGACGATATAGCCTGCTCTGTTGGGCTGTAAGTAGTCTGGATATTTGGCCCTATCATTGGCCCTGCACCAGTAAATGCGCCACCAGCAGCACCCGCTGCACCACCAGCACCCGTTGGAGTTCCGGTCAATCCAGCATTTCTAGCCGCCGCAAACTCTTGGTTGGTGACAACACCGTCATTGTTTATGTCAAACCCACGCATTTGTGAAAACTGCTGATTAGCCATAGCCTGCTCACGGGTTATCCCCTGAGTTTCCATAAGCTGCTGAATGCGGGCTTCTCGTCCCATTTCAGGAAACGATCCCGGCGCTGGAATACCTACGCCGATACTAGAACCTGTCCCCGTAGTAACGGTAAATGGCTTGAACTGCGAACGCCCAAAGGCTTCTTCAGCAATCTGGCCTGCGCCTACAAGCCCACGCTCCCCAATGGCACCCAGACGATCATAAGCACCCGTCAAAGCCCCCAGCCCGCCAACAGTAGACGCTATAGGGACTATATTGTTGATAAGCCCACCAAAAAGACCGCCGAGAAAATTTCCTCCAAATGGATTTTCTTGCACCAATGGGCGGAATGGAACCGTAATTTCCTGCAAATCATCTACAGATGGCTGATTTGCTCCAGCCCCTTGCATAGCGTTCGTAATCATAACGTCTTACCTATCAATGCTAATACGTTCATTTCCTGTAGGGATATAGATGCACCGTTTACCTCTGTTTGCAAACCTACCGTAATCACAGTGCCATTACCCGTACAATTTAAAGACTTGCGGCTAATCAGATCGCCCAACGTAAAATCTACGGTCGTATATTCTGATTCACCATAAAATCCCGGTGTTGATGTACCTACCCTAAACCGCGATGTATTGGCCTGAACCGAAAAGTCATACGTCCAGCTAAGAATAATGTCTGCATCATTTCCGCCAATAATCGTGGGCCGTATCTTTTTAAGAATCTTGATCTTTGACGGATCGCCAAAGGTTAGGCCGGGGCTTGAATACCGGAAAATGTACGACACGTTGTTGTCATCAAAACCATCGTATTTACCAATACCAGCCGTAGTGCCTATATAAACAGTGCCATCCCTGTCTCTGGCAAAAGACTTGAACCCCACGCTGGGCCACTTGGTTACGCGGAATGAGCCATTGTCTAGCCTACCCCTAAGATCAAAACAGTAAACAAGGTTGCTGTCAGGCAAGCACAACAAGTAGAAGTAGTTTTCAGGGCTATATACGGTGCTGGCAGGGCTGGTTTTAGCCGCCAAGAATCCAATCAGTTCTTGTTTTACGTTACGGCTAAGGTCAGATATAGGCAGAGACTTTTCTTGTATTGTCCTGCCAAGACTACGCAAGCCATCGTCACTTAAAAACAACAGATCAGTACCAATACTGACCACTGTTTTGCGGTCGATACAGCCTACGCCCGATATCGTATCGCTAATTGCCATACTTGCAGGGCTATCTGCACCTGAGTAGACAATAATGCTGTGTTCACCAAAGACTACAAGAAGGTCATTATGTGCAGCTAAGGCAACAATCTTGTCAGCACCATCAGGCCATGCTTTAGATACATCAATGTTGCCGCTGGAACCACCCGTAAAAGCGTTGCCATCTAATAGATCAGACCAGTAAATAATGGTGTCATTACTAGCGTTGCCAGCGATAAACAGCCTGCCAAATGCAGCAAGCACCTCATTGGCCTTAAAGGTAGCGTTAGTAGCGCCACCGTTGGCTACCGTAAATGTTCTTAGCCCATTGCTATTGTCGTGTACTAGCGGGTCATAACCGCGCTGAAAGAAATAAGCCTTGTCGTTGAAGTTTACGATCTTCCAATCATTTGCCGTAATCGTGTATGAGCCGGGAGTCACATCTGTCAGCGTAGTCGTACCGCTCAGTATCTTGTTATTGCCAGTGCTAAATATCGTTTCGTTGCCAGCACTGTCGTAAAACTCATGGATATTGTGGATATGGTCTGCACCCAACGCTGTCTTGTTGGTGGTCAGGACGTTATTACCCTTACGGGACGCCAATCGGCCCTGTCGATCGATAATCGCGTTATCTGCGATTTCTGCGAATGACGTATCCTGGGCAATAGGAGAGTCTTCCGAGTTAACGCCCTTAAAGGCAGGGGCGACAAGATCAATGCTGCGTAACGGCTGTGCCATAACCTATCCTACGGTGTGTAGAAGATTGTCTCTTCTGGATGTTTCTGGGCATCCAAAGCAATCGCATCGGACAAATGCTTATCAGCAATCGCAAAGTATTCAGCAGTAGACGTACCACCCGTCTCGCCTCTTTCCCTTGATAACAAGGCTATTGCCATGTGCAAAACAGGGCCACTAGGTATCGCAAGCGTATCCGAATCTGCTGACAGCGCCACATTTCGCAAAACTACGCGAACCTTTAAGGTATATGCCTGATCCGGTGTCGGATATAACTTGACCTGTGTATCACCGCTGCCATCAACACCGGCATAAGTAAAGTTCTTGGGGGAGCCTGTAACAGCTTCTTGAATAAAGTCCTTATCGTCAAACCAGTTCTGGGTCTGATACTCGACCAGGCAATTAGACGTATCGTTAATAAAGTTGAGAACCTTGCCTTCATTGCGGCTTCCGGTTAAGGAATAAAGGTTGTCACCATTTGAGGTAGTAATCGTCAGGGTATTGCGTAATGGCGACCAATCCCATGCAGTTTCTACAAGGTCTTTGGCGTCATTTACATAGTCGCCCACCATCTTGCTGTAGGTGCTTTCCGATACGTTACTTACTTCGTCTTCTCTAAGACGCCGCAATACACCATTAACTAAGTTTAAATATGTCATACGGCTTTCTCATTTAATAAACTGCCAAATAAACTGTTTAACGCCCGACCTGAAGGTTTGTCTCCGTGAGGCATTGATAATGCGCTTGCTAGTTGAGCTACAGCATCTTGCTGCCTGACAATATCTGGAAGCATTTCCGGCGCTTGTATACGAATAGATCGCTGTGTCAAAGGCTCAAAAGGTTGTTGAGCCATAGTTGGCAATGCGGCTAATCCCGCTAGCATTCCGGTTCGGTCTAAGCCATCACCACCATTATCGCCGGGGCCATCGCCGGGGCCATCGCCCGGCCCTTTTCCGGAGCCTTTGCCATTTCCGACAGTTACCGTTGTACCCGGCCCCGGAGGCCCGGTAGTAGATGTTGTTGTAGTGCCAGCAGTTGTTGAGGTATTTGTTGTAGTAGTTACATTGGCGGCACCAGTGGTTCCAGTTGTACCCGTAGTTCCGCTAGCACCTGTCGTTCCAGTAACACCAACATTCGTTACTCCACCGCTGGTTACTCCACCGTTGGTAGTTCCACCATTCGTAGTTCCACCATTGGTGACTCCACCGTTTGTGGTTCCACCATTAGTGACACCACCAGCAGTAACAACTTGAGATTGAGAAGAAACAGTGCCATCGTTATTTATATCAACAGGATTAAGGCCAGCACCTCGTAGAGCTTGGTTTACCTCTACCTCTGTCATGTTGTTGTAGTTAGGCAGGTTTGCCAAAATCCAATTAACGGCTTTTACTGCATTAGTTTGCTCTGTAGTTGCAACGCCTGAAACAGATGTCCCCACGTCACTTGCGCCAACATTTGTTCCAGCAGCACCTGTGCCAACGTTGACATTATTGCCAGTCAACATTCCGGAGTTTTGATTAGATACGGTAACCGTAGTGCCACTAAAGCCGGTATCAGTAGCAAGATCACCAGAAGCATTTAAAACGCCAGTATCAGCTATATCACCTTTGCCTGCTATGCCCTCTAATGCTGCTGAAGCTGCGCTAGCCGTTTCAGAGCTAATAGCCCCGCCACTTAACGCATTACTAACAACCGTTGCAACTTCAAGTGATGAAAGGCCAGATGCTACCGCAGTTTCAACCGCCGATGCTGCAGATTCACTAGAGGATGAGCTTGATAAACTTTCTGTAAGAGCAGTTACAGCTTGCTCAGATGTAGCTGTAGCGCCACCTGTGTCAGTTGTTGTTTTCTCAGTTATTGTTGTATCTTCCCAAGGCGGTGGTATTTGCTCTGTTGTAGTTGTGGCCACATAATCAGCATTGAAATATCGAGTGCCGCTTAACTCATCAGCTTCAAACAATGACGGTATTGTAGAGTCATTGCCCATAAGTCCATAAATACCATCAGAAGTATCTACGTTGGCCTCAAATACATACCCAGTTGTAGAAGAATAATTTACGCCATAATTATTTTCTTGTAGCCAATCTTCAAAAGCCTCCCCACCACCAAATTTATTAACTAACTCCTGCATTTCAGCATCACCAAGAGCTAGCTGACCATCGCTGCCTCTATTAACAAAATAATCATCGAACAACTCTGACCCAGACATTTCCCCATATTCTGTTTTAGTCATTCCTGTATCAATTTGACTAGCACCAAACACACCAGATTTTGTTGCCATGTACTCTCCAACAGAAGAATCTAGCGCCTTACCATCTGCGTCTACCCACTCTTCTGTCTCTGCGTTATATGTGCCGTATATGCTGCCATCAACATTTCTGACCGTATTAAACGCACCAGTTTCATCAGCAACTAATAACTTTCCTTTGTCATATCTTGCTTCAAATAACTTAGTGCCATCAGACGCAATAACCTCTCCTGTTTCTCTCGAAACTGATATATCTGTACGAATGTTGCCATCAGCATCAACGTAATGTCTGAGTGATGGATCAAGATTTTCATAGCCTTTAGAAATAGTCGTTTGAACTTGCGTTGCTGTAACTTCTATATTTTGCAAATCAGATGAAGACAGCAATCCATCGCCATCAAGGTCAATATCTGACATTTGACCAAGAACTAATGGACTGCCATCACTGCCAACGCTAATAACCGTGCCGTCTTCCAGCATGTAAGAGTTGTCGCCAACCGGAGTGCCTTTCTTTGTAGCCGTTACAGTTATCTCTTCAAGATCATCAACAGACTGCCCAGATGTTGCAGCAAGCTGATTAATACCTTCAGTACCACCAGCAATAAACGCTGCAACTGCGGCTTGCTCAAGATCAACTTCACCAGTCGTAACAAGCTGACTAAGCATAGACATGCCACCAGCCTTAATTGCGGCCTCAGCTATAGAGTTTCCTTGGCTTAAAAAGTCTACCGCTGAGCTAGCTGTAGATTCGACTTGAGATGCAATATCTCCTATGACACCGCTGTTTTTAATAACATCGCCAAGCTGTGTGCCGCCATAAGACATAGCTGCAGACACAAGCGCCTGACCAATATCTAGCTCGCCAGTAGCAGCCAACTGAGATGCAGAACTAATAATCGCAGCAGACGCGGCTTTTGCAGCAACAGTAGAAGAAAATACACCAGCACCACCTGCACTTGCTGGGCCTAATGCAGTGGCTAGTGGGCCGGTAAATATGGAGGCGGCGGCTGCAATAATTAAACCCTTAGCCATTGGGTTACCTAATGCTTCAAACGTAACCCCGCCGTCTTGCAGGTCAAACCTAACAATACCGCCTTCAACGCCCATGTCAGATCCAGTAATACTGCCTTGCGAGTCCAAACCTATAGATGCGTAAAGCTCATTCAATCGGCTATTCAATGCCTCGTATTGCTGGTTGGTAGCCACCATGTCCTGATATTCAGGGCTGGCCTCAGCTTCTGCCCTTGCTTCATCAGCAGTCATGCCGGGATTTTGATTAAGCAATACAGCAATGCGCCGATCTAAAACAGCATCAGGTATGCTTCGATCTTGCATAACGCGAGCTTCATTGCCCTCAAACGCATTCATCTGCGCTTTAATCTCGTTTACTTCATTAACAAATGTAGACCACTGTGCCTCATTGACGCCGAGATATTGGTTAGCGTCAGCAAAGGTTGCGGAAGCATCAATCATGTCGCCAAATCTGCCGGTATCAGCAGTAGGAAATGCTGTTTCTGTTTCGCCGCCAACAGTCGTGTCATCAAGCGTTGACCCAGCCGTTGTGTCAGCCAGCATATCTGTTTGATCTAGCTGTTGTTGAGCTTGAAACTGCTGCGCTTCCTGCGTGTTAGATAAAACCTCTTCAACAGCCTCAATGGGTGCAGGGTTTACATTTACGAAATAGTCCCGCTCTTCCATTGTCGGATCGCGGCCAATGGTCTCGTTAAATGTTTGAAACACACCCGCTTCAGGCGAGTTGGCTATACCTTGCTCAATCTGCTCAATGCTTTGACCTGTCGCAAGCCAGCCATCCAAGCCGCCCTGTAAGGGATCACGGCCTAGATACTGGTTGTAGAGCTTGATAATCTGATTGCCTTTATCTTCTAGCTCTTTAGATGCAACAAATAACTCTGCCATTACTTGGCCCTCAGCTTCATCAGCTTATCAGCACCACGGATTCCAAATGACGCAGATACCGCAAGAAATAGTAGATACTGATACCAATCTGGAAGATTATCCAAAGCAGAAAAACTGTTAGAAACGCGCTGAAGAATAGCGGGGTCATCAACAATAACGCTGTAACCCAAACAAAAGAGCGGAACTGCCAATACAAGCGTCCAAAACTCGTCTTTCCAGCTACTAGCACTGGCCTCAGCCATCTTTTCTTCCCAGGTGGCTGTGTTACTGATGACTTGCATCTTTGCTTGATGCTTGGCCTGGGACTGCTCATGGCGATTGTTCATCCATGTCTTTGCCAACCCTGCTACCGGCCCTAACAGTGCTTGTAACATTAGTCATCATCCTTAACGAATCGGCCCTTTTCATCGCGCCTACGCTTACGACCTGTTAACTCTTGGACTGTATCGGTTTCCCAAATACGAATACCTACCCAAATAATCGTAAA